CTTGGCGCGCACGAATGTACACGCAACGTATCTTCGAGCGATTCTGGCTGGACCGGATTACCTTCCAGCTCGTTTCGGATACCTGGAGATTCCAGAGGACGGAACAGTTCGTCGCCTGGACCTTAATGGGGGTCCTACCGAATTGGATACTCGTGATTCAGACGGTAAGAGACTTTTCCACGCGGCTTACTCTCTCAGAGTATCCACCGAGCTTCTGCCTCAGCAGATTGAAGCGTACTACAAGGTTCACAGTGTTGAGACTGAGATTCGATACGATGCATTCAAGACACCTGATCCGGGGTATGAATTCGGATAGCTAAAGGCAGCTCATGACACAAATTTCAGCTAGGAGATATCAATGACCTATCAGAGACCAGGTGTCTACATCAATACGTCTCTAACTCCGCTGACTCCAGGCGCGTCAACTCCTGGTCAGTCAACGGCAGCATTCGTAGGTGTTCACACTCAAGGGCCTACAGAGCCAACTCTAGTAACGAGTTGGACTGAGTTCACGAAGCTATTTGGTGGCTTCGGGAACACGAAGAACTACTTGCCATTCGCAGTACACCAGTACTTCGCTAACAATGGAAACCAGTGTTACGTAGTCCGTGCGTCAGCTTCTGACGCTGTTGCGGCTACTATGACACTCAATGACCGTGACCTGGGTGGCGGATCTATCACAGACCCAACCAACGTGGCTGCGGCTCCTTCTGGTGCGGTTGCTGGTACCACATCTGAGTACGGGTACATCGTTACCGCTATCAACGCTCAGGGTGAGACCACAGGAAGCGAAGAGGCTGTTGTCACAGCAGAGGCAACACTTACACCAACGGACGCGGTAATCGTTACATGGACTCCTGTAACAGGAGCCACTGGCTACCGTATCTACCGTCGTAACCTTCCTAACGGATACGGTGACGGAACATACGGTGGTGGAACTTACGGTGGAGCACTGGAAGACTCCCTGCTACTTACCACAGTGACAGGACAGTCCACAGCTACCTTCACAGATGATGGTTCCTACACTCCTATGGGAGAGCTGCCAACCTTCAACACCACAGGTACTCCTAACCCAATCCTGAAGCTGACTTGTTCTGCTGTAGGTGTTTGGGGTAACCAGACCTACATCGACATTGTCGATTCAGTAACTGGAGCAGGTCGCTTTGATCTGACTGTGCGCTACGGAGGAACTGGTGACGCGGATATCGTAGAGCGCTTCGTGGATATTTCCATGGACCCTGCGGATAACCGCTACGCTATTTCCATGCTGAACTCTGCTCAGCTCGGATCTAAGTACGTAAAGGCTCAGGCACTGGGCACCTGGACAACATGGGATGTCAACAAGACTCCTCAGTCTCAGGCTGCTACTGCCCTTGCCAACGGTTCTGATGGTGTGGCTACTCCAAGCCTGCTTACTGCCGTACAGAGAATGTCCACGATTGAGACCAACATCGACTTGAACCTTCCAGGTATCTTTGACACTGGAGTGATCAACCCGATTCTTAATTGGACGATGCCTCGTGACAACTTCTTCCTGGTGGTAGACGTTCCACCTGCGGTTATCGGCGCTGATGGTGCGACTCCTTCTGAGTCCGCTACCGTCTCTCAGTACCTTGCTATGACTACTGGAAACAGCAGACTGAGTACAACCGCTGCCTGTGCCATCTACGGTCCCTGGCTTCAAGTCTCTGATCCGCTCTCTTCTATTCAGGGTGCGACTCGCCTGCTTCCACCTGGTGGTGGTGTTCTCGGACGCTACAGTCAGACGGATGCTACGAGCGGTGTACAGAAGGCTCCTGCTGGAGTAGACCTTCCTCTACAGAAGGTTGTTGGTACCGAGCTTCAGTTCCAGAATTCAAACCTGGACCAACTGAACACAAACCAGATCAACATTATCCGCACCGTTCCTGGTTACGGATTCTGCATCATGGGTGCTCGTACTCTTCTACAGAACATGCCAAACAGATACGTTCCTATCCAGAGAACACTGATGAACATTCGTCAGTCTCTGAAGGAGGGAACAATCTTCGCAGTGTTCGAGGACAACAACCCTTCCCTATGGTCTCGTATCAGCGCAGTCATTTCCCAGTACCTACAGGGAATCTGGCAGCAGGGAATGCTCACTGGAACCACGGCAGAGGAAGCGTTCTTCGTACAGTGTGACGACACGAACAACACTCCTACAACAATTGCGGCCGGTGAAGTACACGTCACAGTAGGTCTTGCGCTTAACAGTCCTGCCGAGTTCGTTGTTATCGACATCAACCAGATGTCCAGCTCTACTACGACGACAGCGTAAGGAAGATAAAACATGGCTACTACGCACGCATCACCAATCGCAACTGCTTCTCCATCCATTGCGCACTTGGCTACGGACCCTCTTCGTAATTTCAAGTTCAATGTGAATATCATGCACCCGAACCTTTCTGGGTTCGCCACTCTCGGATTCATGACAGTTTCCGGTTTGAATATCACGACTGAGGTTATTCCTTATCGTGAGGGCGGTATGAATACAACTACACAGAAGATGCCCGGACAGTCCGATTTTGCCCCTATTACCCTATCTCAGGGTGTTGCGGTAGGAAAGGGACCACTATGGGCATGGATGAAGCAACTGTTCACTGTTATGCAGGGAACGGGTTCAGGAACTCCTGGTAAGGACTTCCGTGCCACCGTGGACATTATGGTTCTCGACCACCCGGTTACAGGACCAAAGGTTCCGGTAAAGGCTATCTACCGTGTCTACAATGCATGGCCAACAGCTATTGCATTCTCTGACCTGGACGCTGGAGCCAACGCTGTGCTTATGCAGCAGGTAACTCTGGCTCACGAAGGGTTCGACCACAAGCTTGCTTCAAGCATCGGGCTAAATGGAGTATCCTTCTAATAACACATAGGCGGCAATGATCTGGAGAACGAACTGTGACTGAATACGCAGCACCACAATACAGTATGACTTTTGATGACGAGGACGGAAAGGTAACCAAGGGAAGCGAAGCTTCTCCGGATGCCCTGAATGCCTTGACTCAGAAGGTTCTCAGTTCTGCTGCCCCTGCGCCTGAGATTGGTCCCGCCCCTGAGACAACGGTTCAGCTACCCGCTGGACTAGTCACAGAGGGCGGGATCGTCCGTGATGCAGAGGTACAGGAACTGACAGGAGAGCATGAAGAGGCTCTTGCAAAGGCACGCCAGAACAACAACCCAGGACGCTTTGTTCAAGTCCTCCTGACCTCTGGTGTGGTGTCCATTGGCGGACAAAAGCCAACCGTAAAGCAACTCACCTCTTTGCTGCAAGGAGACATCGACGCACTGCTACTCGGCATTCGTAAGGCTACCTTCGGTAGTGAATTCGAGCTGGAGCAAGTGCACTGTCCCAACTGCGGAGAACTGAATGACCTCAAGCTCAACCTTGATGACATTCCTATGAAGGAATTGGATGAGGACAGAGAGGTAGACGTAGACCTTCGCTTCGGTCGTAAGGCACGAGTCACCTTCCCTAACGGAGAAGTGCAGGCGGAGATCTACAAGAACGCGAACCTTACTCCTCCGGAGCTGGTGAGTATTCTGCTTTCCCACTGTGTCCTGGGCTTCATTGAAAATGGGCTCTTCCGTCCCAGCAATGGGATGACCGACGTCAAGTCCATGGGTAAGAAGGACAGGGACACCCTCAACACATTCATCTACGAGAACCAGCCTGGACCACGCTACGACGATGTGAAGGCATCTTGTCACGCGTGCGAAAGCGAGGTAGAAGTCCCGCTAAACGTCGGGCTCCTGTTTCAGGAACTCTGACTATCAAATCGCATATAGCGAGTATGAGCAACTGGTAGACGCATACGGATGGCAGCTTCCTGATATCAAGAAGCTGTCTATTCGTGAAAGACGCCATTGGGTCAATAGATATCTGTACAAGCTCGAACAGGAATATCAGAAACAGCATAGAGCAAACAATTCAGCGCAGACCATAATGGGTTCTGCCATTGGTGGGGGTATCACCTTCCGTGGAATGGGCATCAGGTAAAATAGACCTAGGCACACCACTAGGAGATCACATGACTACCCCACCCAACAATAACGTTGGAAGCAGCCGTCTTCTGGGCACCGATGATGCTCAGAGGGCGGTTGATTCTTTGACACGACAAGTTCATGCTTTGGAACGCGCGGTCGCTAATGCGGCACGCGCATTTCAGTCTGCCGCAAATACCACTAACAACGCATCCGGAAGAACTGGCGGAACAGGCAACTGGAACGTCAACAGCAACTTCCCCAACAGCAACGGTGGAACTCGCAGCGCTTCATTCTCCAACACTGGATACATGGGTGGAAGAAACAATGGAGGTGGCGGTAGTTTCTCCGGTGCCATGATGATGGGTGCTGGCAGAGGTAATGGCGGTACACACGTCACACCAGGAATGGGACGCCTTGCTATGGGCGGAGCCATTGTCGGTGGTATTGCTCGTGGACTTGTGAACTACGGAAACAAGAACATGTCCACCAATATGCAGATGGACATGTTCGGTAACTACTCCGCTCTTTCCGGTGGTATCGGAATGAACGGATATCAGGC